ACTTGAAGTAAAACTAGTTCCAATCTTTTTATTCTGTGTAGTATCTTCATCTATAACAAACTCATCTTCACTCATTTCCTTATCGCTAATATCTATACTACCGTTGTTTGTATTTATTTTTGCACTAAAAGTCATCCCATCACCCCCGTATCTATTCTTCATAATATGTATTCTTCCAGTTCCGTTTGTTTTATCCTGTCTTTTTCTTGATAAAGACATTGCAAAATCTGCAATCATCATTTTATTATAAGATCCTGCTGCTTTATCACCTTCAATTACATCATCTTTAGCACCGGCTCTATTTACCTGAGAAACTGTCCAAATTGGCGTTTGAATTTCTCTTGCAAGAGCTTTAGTAGACATGTAGATATCGTCGATTTCTTCCTTTCTATCTATTGATTTACGCTTAGCTTTCAATAAGTCTACGTAATCAATAATAATAAGATCTGGTTTATGTCCTAAATCTGTACATTTTTGAATATGAGATTCAATTGTTGCTATTGAAGCTTTTCCCATTGGAAATTCTTTAATAGTTAGTTTACCTGTTATTTTACCTACTACTTCATCTATCTGAGCTCTATGTTTAGACAGCTCTCTCACGTCTATTTCTGTAAAGATAGAATCATACCTCTTTCCTGTATAAATTTCTGATAGTTCTAATGTATAGTGATTAACGTTTTTACCTTCAGCTACAGCTTTAGCTCCTAAATTTGCTAGAAACCAACTCTTACCACTACCAGGACCCCCAAATACTAATCCTAAATCACCTGCTCCCAACCCTTCCATTAATAATTCATTGATAATAGGCCATGGGGTTGGTATTGCCTTTCTTTCTTCCTCTCTGTACCTTACTTCTGCACCTTTTTCATACTCATGTCCTATATTCTTATCCATACCAGCTTTAAGAGCTGAATCAATTAAATATCTAATATCGTCGTATTGACCTTTTTCAAGTAGATCAACTGAGGATAGTAATGCTTTCTTTAGTTGCTGATTTTTACAGAAGTTGGAGAATTCCTGTTCAATATATTCCTGATCTTCGTTTGATACTTTATAAGCTTCTTTTAACTGCTCAACGACAGAAATCTTTAATACTTCATTATCTACCTTTTTAGCTTCAATGACTAGGGCCTCTTTAGTAGGAGTTGCATGGTATTTGTAGTGGTATTTTAGAATTTCTTCAACAATCCATTTATGTGCTGGGTTATCAAAGTAATCTTCCTCTAATATATCGTGTATGTTTTGTAAAAACTCTCTGTGTTTAAGTAGACTTGATAAAACTTTTATTTGAAAACCTACACCATAACTATTGAGCTGACTAAGTACTGCCATAACTTATTTCATTTTGTATTCTGATAATTTACTAAAAATTTCATTAACCCAGACATTTGGGTTTAATATAGTCTTTCCTAATTGATCTTCCTTATATAATTGCATAAAAGCAACAGGATCAAAATTATTTCTTGCATTGTTTAATAGTCCGTCTAGTCTCTCTGCGTCTTCTTCAGGAACGTTAGGATCTTGCAAATCCATTAGCTTTTTATTAATGCTTAATTGCTGTCTGTAATTGTAAATATCTACAAACTTTCCTTTCTTTCCTTTACACTGTTCTAACAGGTTTCCAACACTTACAATTTTATTTGTTGTTAAGTCAGGAAACATTTTAACCAATGTTTTTATACCAATTCCTTTGACCTTTGGTACATTATCTCCTTTGTCTCCTACTATTATTTTATGAGTCAAAAAATTATGAGGTGGGATACTATAATCCCTGAGTACTTGTACTGGGTTATACATTGTTTTCTTTACAGGAGAATATACTGAAACAGTATCAGAAACTAACTGTAAATAATCTTGATCTGTAGAAAGTATTACAACCTTTTCAGGTAATCTAGTAGTCAAGTAGCCAATTACATCATCAGCCTCTATTTTATCAATAGCAACCAAATCCACAGGAAGACATTTTAGGTATTCTACTAGCCTTACTATTTGATTAGTAATTGCTTCTGACTCTTCTTCTTGGTTATCAAATGCATCCCAATTAGAAATTTTGGCAATATGTCTATTTGCTTTATATTCTGGATATAAGTAACGTTTGTTAGTTGAACCTCCATGTCCGTCAAACACTAATATAACTCTTGTAGGTTCTATATCTCTGATAGCAGCTCCGATTGATTTCAAAAAACCTGCTAAACCTCCTATATGTACACCACTTGGATTCAAATGGTGTATTGCTACAAAATTACGAAGAAAGGTATTTAACGAATCTACAATAAGAACCTTGCTATTTTTATGCAAGGTCGTTACTGGTTGAGATTCCATTTGTTCAAACATTTTTCTGTAATCCATCTTTTTTTTGCTTTGCTAAGGGATTGGCTAGCCGGTCAGCTATCCGTTCACTTACTATTTGAATATCTCTCTCAGTTGGTGTATAATCGTTCATCAACTGAATTGGCACCCCATCCCAAGAACTTAAGTAGCATTGGACATTGAAACCTCTTGCCCTGCATTCATTGTATAGTTCAATGTAGCGCTTTTTTAAATAACCTAGCTTATTATAGAAAAAAGATACGTGTCCTTTTCCTAAAGTAAACTGAGCAGGTGCAGTTTTAAGATTATACCTGCCTCTTGATACTACGTTTGGGATACGTTTTAACTCTCTGTGTTCGGCCATTACATGCTTATCAGTAAGTTGCTTGGGTGGAATACCAATGTTAATGCGTGTGATACGTTTAAGTTTTAATAGTGAATAATATTTAAATGTAGTTAGAATTTACACCAATTCCAACTTTTTAAACAAAAGAATAAAAGCGGTTGTTATTCATTTTCTGTTGGATCAAAATAGTCTTTTGTATCAGCATCGGTTTCCTCTACAATATCAAAATCTGTTGCATTTAGAGCTTTTAACCAATTTTTAGAATGCTCCTTTTTATAACTATCAATAGCTTGCTTAGTGTCATCTATGAAACCATGGGCTGTCATTAAAACTTTACCTACCGATGTAACGTCGTTGACGTGGTTTTTATCAACAGAAAGCTTTGTTCTCTTAGCAAACTCAACGTCTTTACCATTCTTTGTTGCTTTTATTTTATTTGTACCTGAGTTAGTCACATTACCAAAAGTGATAACAAGGGAAGCGTCGAAGTACATTGTATTTCCTCCCTTATTGGCTATCTTTGGTTGAGCCATAATATTTTCAGCTTTAGCTACCCAGATTTTATTTACTGCTAGCATTGTGTTTGTATATGGCTGACTCTGTTTACGTGATAATACTATCTTCTGGTTAATAAAATTACCAAATTGTTGAGACATTGCACCTGCATTCCATTCATTATTGTTTTTATTTGACTCTACGGATAATTTACACGGAATAGATCCTACTGAATCCCATAAAAATAATAAATCGTAAGGCAATCTACCATTCTTTTGCTCATCTAATAAATCAGCAATGAATGCAGCTACATCTTCAATTGTATTTAATCTTTCTCTATCAACATAGATAAAAAAACCTTTGTAATCTGCTACTTCTCCATTCTCATCTGGGATATCCTCAACTTGTAATCCCATTTGTTTAGCATGCTCCCAGTTCCACTTCATTTCCGTAATAATAAAAACAGGTAAGATGCCCATTTTCTGGGCACTTACTGCTGCTTCTAATAATGCGGTTGTCTTACCTGTATCTGAGTGACCTCTTAACAAAGTAGTATGACCAATTGGTATACCTGGAACGGAAAGGCAATCTTGAAAAGCTTTTGATAAAGGTATCCACTGCTGGGTTTTCATTTTAATTGACGTGCTTGATAAGTTCTTTGAAGAAATGAATTTATCTAAATCAAAGGTTCCTTTCAAAGCACTAGCTACACTTTCGTTAAGCGTTGGTTTTTTTTCTTTTGCCATAAATTATTTGTATTTGCAATTATCAAAATGCCATCGCTTTGTAGTGGAAATACCTCCAACAAACTTGCAATGTGAACACTCAACTTTTGCTTTGGGTTTTCTCATTTTAAGTCTCGTCTCTTCCGTTCTTATTAAGGTATTATTTTTTCTCGCAGTTTCCAACCTTTTTATTTCTGCTTCTTTTGATTTCTTTCTTCCTCGCAAAGCATCAGCGACTTTTTTAGCTACTATAGGATCTTTCATAGGATTTTTATCTCCTAACTTAGACTCTCTAAGCTTCTTTCTACCCTCCTCAGACATATTCCAATTAGTAATATGTTCCAAAGAACGACCGAGTCTTTTTGCAATTAGATTAGCAGCAAAAAACTCTTTTTTATTGTAGTGCAATTTAAAATAATCCTCGATAGATAAGCATTCTAGATTTTCCAATACATTATTATTTCTGTTTCCATCTTTATGATGTATTTCAAAACTTCTACCTTGCTCATCTACCGGAATAGGACCATTTGCTTTAATCCAAAGTTTTCTATAGTTCATATTTATTATTTCTAATAAATATCACCTGCTCTTTGAATTTAATTGCTACTTCAATGAAAACAATTCATCAAACTCCTCGTCGATATTTGCTTTTTTCTTAGTGCTCAAAGCAAATGATGCGGGTTTAGATATTGTCTTAGCTTCTACTTCAGCACGAATATCGTTTGCTGGAGCTGCTTCAATTACCGGCTCTGCAGTTTCATCTGCAGTTTCTTCTGGATTCAACCACTGTAGCAATGACTCTTTCATCTCATCATAGCTATACTTTTTGAAAATGCTAAATACATCAGGTTGTTCAGTCAACCACTTTTTAACGTCATTAGCGTTATCAGATAGTGCAGTAGCCTTAGTACGAACACGTACTTTAGATTGATTGTAACTTGTTCCGTTTGTAGCAGGATCAGTTGTTTCAATAGTGATATCGTGGCCCTGAATTGGATCCGTGTAATCACCTACATCAGGATCATCAGCAATACTCAACAACTCTTGGTAAACTTGCTTACCAAATTCCCATAAACGTACACCTTTTTCTTCTTCACCACGAACAATAACTGGTGCGAATACACGCATTTTAGGTTCTAACTTTTTTGATAATACCCAATTGTCCTTATCACCTGCAGCTTTTAATTGCTTAGCAAATTCTACGATGGGATCTTTTTCTCCAAAATTACTTAAGGCAATCATTGTACGGTTGCCAATTCCGTAATGCACATACACCTCTTTAAAAGGGTTTGATGCATCTACTACTGATGGAACTAAACGAACGGAATGTTTTCCGACTGTTGGTTTCCATAAAATTAAACTCATGTCGCGCTTTTGTCCACCACCCTGCCTAGGGTTTTGTAAGGCAGCTAGTTTGGATTTCATTGAATTTAAATCCATAATTATACTTTGTTTTTCGTTAAAAATTTACATTATATAAAGAATATACAAATAAAGATTCAATATAGCAACTAAAGGTTTACTATTTTGTAAATCTTTGTAGATAGCTTTTTGAGATCTTCTCCTTGAGTTAGGAGTATTGTATTTTTGTAGTTTAGCCAGTCAATACGAAAAGATGTATCTAATACACCTTCGTTTAGTGATTTAATTAATAAATTAAGGCTGTTAATTGTATAAAGCGTGTTGCTTTCTTTCTTTCTATGGAGTAGAATCGTGTTTGGAAGTACCCTAGTACCACCATTATCAACTTCAATGTTGTAAGTACATAAGTATTCATCAGAATCAGGTGATTCTAACACGAATATCTTACCATACATTATAGTATACTCACTTTGAATAGTGGTAAGGGTGTTTTCGAGTTTATCTTTGGCTGAAAATGTACAGAATAGTTTATTCTTCAATTGGTCTTGAGTTAGTTCTAAGTAATCCATAATAAATAGTTAGTTCCTAGTGTGAAAAGTTGTAGTTTAATCCCTTTTGTGCTTTTACTCTATAGCCATCCTCTTCAAGTATGCTTTTAATATTACTAAGAAAGCCTTTAGGATCGTCTGTTGAGTAATCAATGAGAATAGAATCGTAGACTACTAATACTACCTTACTCTTTTTACCTTTGAAAAGCTCTTTTAATTTGGTTAACTTCTCAACATTATTAACAGTTTCAAGACATTGTATGTAATAATTAAATAATTTTTGTGCGTTAAACCCACTCTGTCTAAAGTTTCTACCGTTTGGTAAGTAAATTTGACCTGTTTCTTGATATTCCCTGTACATTTCTTCTACAAACTCTGCTACTTCTTTAAAGAATGG